GTCCAAGATCGTGTGGCATTTGCTCGTTTCTTAAATGATCCAGACAATAAATATTTAAAGGTAACAGATAAGAAAATCTAATGGCATTAACAACATTCAACGAACTCAAAACGAGTATTGGGAATTATCTGAATAGATCGGATCTCACTTCTGTTATTCCAGATTTCATTACTTTAACCGAAGCTAAGTTAAATCGTATTCTTCGTATTAGACCAATGCAAAAACGTGTATCGACTACTCTAACTTCTGGTGATGCGTTTGTTGATTTACCTAATGACTTTTTAGAAGCGACTCAAATCTTTATTGATAGCAACCCTAATAAAGTTTTAAACTACGTTAATGCAAATCAGATTGAATTAGAGAATACACAAGAAACAAGTGGTACTCCTTCTCAATACACCATTACAGGTGATGAGTTTCAATTATCCCCTATTCCTGATTCTAGTTATACCTTAAAGATTTCTTACTATGCGAAGATACCCGCATTATCAACAGAGAATACTTCTAATTATTTATTAGCAAGTTACCCTCAAGTTTACTTATATGGTGCTTTATTAGAAGCTCAACCTTATATTGTAAATGATGAAAGAATAACAGTTTGGATGAGTCTCTTTAATGAGGCGGTTCAATTAATTAATCGTGATGATGAGCAAGGCAGATACTCTGGTAGAACTGCTTTTGCAATGAAAAACGATACAGCAAACCCATAAGGAGAAATAAACAATGTCTGCAGCAAGTGATTATTTAGAGAATAAAGTCCTAGATCATTTTTTAGGTACTGCCTCTACAACTGCTCCGACTAATGTTTATGTCGCATTATTTACTGCTGATCCTACTGATGCTGATAGTGGTACAGAAGTCACAACTTCTGGTACTGCTTATGCTAGACAAACAGCTACTTTTAGTGCTGCCTCCAGTGGATCAACTTCAAACAGTGCTGATATAGAATTTAGTCAAGCAACAGCAAACTACGGAACTGTTACGCACTTCGGAATATACGATGCGTCAACAGCTGGTAATTTATTGTTTCATGGTGCTTTAACAAGCTCTAAAACAATAGAAACAGGAGACGTATTTAAAATCGCATCTGGTAACCTAACAATTACAGTAGCATAATGTTATGGCAGATCGAACAGGCCCATTTACTCTTGAAGAAATAAATACCCTTTTTGGGTACACATCCTTAGATGCATTACCCTATTCATTAGATAATGATATTTGGCAAACTGCCACCATCTTTGATGGTAGTGCTTCGGCCTCTTCTGTTGCCTCTGCCACAGCATTCCCTTCGGTTATAAAAACTATAACCGAAACTATTAATGCAGTTGCAAGTACAACTTGTAATGCGATTGCTGTTTTATCAGGAAGTTCGAGTATTAGTGTTGCTGCTTCCGTTTTAATAGCTTATCAAAGAGTAAGAGATGCTGCTGCTTCTATTAGTAGTATTTTTACAACAAGTGTTTTAGCTTATATTGCTATATTAGCTAGTGCTAGCGTTAATGTTGTAGCATCTACCAATATCAGTTTTATTAGAATTAGAAACATTACTTTATCTATTTCAAGTGCTGCTTCAGTATCGATTGCTTATGTAAGAATTAGAGATGCTGCATCCAGTATTAGTAGTGCAGTTACCACATCATTAGATGTGATTAGACAACGAATAGCAGATTCTTCTGTTAATGTTGTTTTTAGTTTTAGTATCTTAGCTGGTATCGTTGCTTCTGCTTTAGCTTCTATTAGTTCCGCTGTTACAACGAGTGTTTTAGGAAGTGCTATATTTCAAATGGTTAGTAAAACCATTAACACTATTATCAGTGCTACAAACAATGGTGTGATAAAAGGAGAATACCCTGTCTTAGAAAGTGGTTCAGAAACATACACAACCCTAACTTCTTCTGATACAGAGACTTACACAGAATTAACATCAAGTGCTAGTGAAACTTATACCGATCTAACATCTGATGAAACAGAAACATATAGTGATATAATCAGTTCAAACACAGAAACCTATGAGGAATTAAATAATGCCGTTTATTAAATTTGGAGAATTATTACCTGACTTACCAGCTTACAGAAATCCTGGATGCTTACAGGCGAATAATGTTATTTCTTATGGTGATGGATATAAACCTCTAAATACTATTGCTACATTTTCTAATGCCTTAGATAATAGATCACAAGGATTTGCTAACTTGGTTGCTGTTGATGGAACAAGAAAAGTATTTGCTGGAGACGGTTCTACACTATATGAGTTAAGTAATTCTACTTTCAGTGATGTTTCTAAATCAGGTGGATATACTGTATCTCAATTTGATAAATGGCAATTTACTATTTTTGGGAACACTGTTATTGCTTCTGCACTAGGACAAAATCTACAAAAGTTTGAAGTAGGAACGGATACTGTTTTTTCTGATCTCGTAGCTATTCAAGCTAAGTTTGTTACTGTCGTTAAAGACTTTGTTGTTTCTGGATATAACTCAGATCAATCACAAAGAGTTCGTTGGTCTGCCTTAAATGATCCTACTGATTGGTCACCCTCTCAATCAACTCAAGCTGACTTCCAAGACTTAGTGGGAGATCATGGCCCAGTAACAGGATTAAATGGTGGTGAATTTCTTACTATCTTTATGCAAAATGCCATCTTTCGAGGAGACTATGTTGGTACTCCTTTAATCTTTCAATTTACTAAAGTCAATAATACTCATGGTGCAAGTCAACCTGGTAGTGTTTGTAGTTTAGGTCATTTAAGTTATTACCTTGCTGAAGATGGTTTTTATATGTTTGATGGTAGAGTTTCTAATCCGATTGGTGCCAACAAAATTAATAAATTCTTTTTTGATGATTACAACATTGCTTATGCAGATCGCATCTCTAGTGGGATTGATCCTGTCAATAACTTAGTGATATGGGCTTATGCTTCTAATGAATCTGATGGTTTGTTAGATAAATTAATTATGTATAACTACACAACTCAACGATGGACTACAGCAGATGTTAGTTTACAAATATTAGGTCAAGCTCAAACACCTGGATATACTTTAGAACAGATGGATGACATTGATAGTAGTATTGACAATCAAACGGTTTCTTTTGACTCTCCTCTTTGGGCTGGAGGTAGAATAACTTTTTCTGCTTTTGATAATAATAATAAATTAGGTGTCTTTACTGAAACTCCTAACACTGCTTCTTTTACAACAGGTGAATTAGATATGGAGGGAAGAAGATCTTCTATTAGAAATATTCGCCCTATTATTGATGGTGGCACTGTAACAGTTCAAGTAGGTTCAAGAGATAAACAAGGAGGATCAGTTAGTTTTAGTAGTACTGTTTCTCTGACAAATTCAGGTGATGCTCCTATTCGAAAGACAGGAAGATATCACCGTTTTAAAACAAACATTACAGGAAGTTTTACTAACTCTTATGGAGTTGAAGTAGAATTAGTTGCTGAAGGTAAAAGATAATGCCTACTTATAACTATCTTAGCGTACCTACTTATATGCAAGATAAAGACGAGCATCTTCGTCAAGCGGCTAATGCTATTAATGGATTAAGAGATGGAAAGATTAACTCTACAGGAGAGGTTACTTTAACGAATAGTAGTACAACAACTACCTTGACAGACGCTAGAATAGGTGGAGATAGCATCATATTTTTAATGCCTGTTAGTAGTGACTCTGCATCAGAAAACTGGTATATTACGGGAATAGGAGATGGTACAGCAACAATCAACCATTCTTCTACTACAACGACAAGAACTTTTAAATATGCCATATTCGGATAACGTCTGCGTACAAGTAGATCCAGAAGATTTAGAATTTATTTGGTCACAAGTTGAACCCCAAATATCAAGAGCTCTCGAAGGATCGTATAGTTCTTATGATATAATGAAGTATATAAAGGAAAATCGGATGCAACTATGGATTAGTTGGAACGATGGTATAGAAGCCTCCTTTGTTACTGAAGTTTGTGATTATCCTCAAATAAGGGTAATGAGATGGGTTTTAGCTGGTGGTTCAAATATAGAGAATTGGCTCAATCCGATGAAGGAAAAAGTAGAGAGCTGGGCTAAAAAGAATAATTGCCAACGATTAGAGATTGTTGGTCGGAAAGGATGGACAAAAATCTTGAGAGACTATGAACCTCAAGCAGTATATTTTGTAAAGGAAATAAAATGAGTAAAGGATCAGCACAACAATTACAGACAGGAACAGTAACCCAAGATCCGTCTGCACTAACTAAACCCTATTATGAAGAGGCTTTAAAAGAAGCACAAAAACTTTTTCAATCAGGAACACCCCAGTTTTTCCCAGAGGCTACTTATGTACCTTTATCTGGTCAAACAGAAGCCGCTCTTAAACTTCAAGAAGAAAGAGCATTAGCAGGTAGCCCATTATTACAACAAGCACAAGGACAAGTAGGTGATATATTAAGTGGTAAATTTCTTGATCCAGAATCTAACCCTTATTTAAAAGCCGCTTATGAAAAAGCTGCAGGATCTGCTCAAGGAACTTTAGGTTCTCAATTTGCTGCTGCTGGTCGTTATGGTTCAGGTGCAATGGCAGAAACTGCTGGTAAAAGATATGGAGACATCGCTACTGATATCTATGGTGGTGCTTATGAGAGAGAAAGACAAAGACAAATGTCTGCACTCGGTATGGCTCCTGGTCTTGCCCAAGCAGACTATTACGATATTCAACAATTAGGAAATGTTGGTCAACAAAGAGAAGCATTTGAAGAAGCTAAATTAACAGATGCAATGAGAAGATTCGAGTTTGAACAACAAAAACCATATACTAAATTAAACCAATATTTATCCGCTCTAGGGATGACACCTGGGTATCAACAAACAACTCAAACACCTATTTATCGAAGTGGTGGAGCTAACCTTTTAGGGGGTGCATTAGGTGGTGCTCAGTTAGGATCATATTTAGGTAACCCATTACTAGGTGCTATCGGTGGTGGATTGTTAGGGGGATTCTTTTAATGGCATTAACAGATCTTGCAACTATGTCTAAATTGCTTCAACAACAAGCAATGCAAGACTTAATGAAAACACAACAGTTTAAACAACAAGGGTTATTAGGAGATATGACTCCAAGACAATATGGTTTATTAGGAGCGACTCAAGCTCTACAACCTTACATGGGTTATACAGATAGACCTGTAGGTGCTGGTCAAATATTGGCCGCCGCTGGTTCAGGATACATGGGTGGTATGCAACAAGGCAAACAACAAATACTTTCTGATGCAATTTCTAAATTAACATTAGCAGAAAAAATTACTCCTAAAGGTGAAGATTACAACAGAGCCACTGGTATAAAACAATATGCTAAAGAACAGTTCGGTATGGATATCACTGATGAACAGGCAAATTTAATAGACTCTACTGTTGGAAAAGATGTAAGATATGTCACTAACGAAGGTATTGTTGTTAATAAACTAGATATAGCCTTAGAACAATTATATGAAAATAGACCTGTTAGTGAAACGGAAGCTGTTGTTAACGGAGAAACGATCAAAGAATCTAGTAAAGAAGAACAACCAAAATTTAAAACAGGTGAAAAAGAATTAACAGAATTAAGATTAGATAAAGAAGTTAAAGCATTAGGAGAAGATTACATAAAAGCAGATATTCCTAATTTAATATCTACATACGAAGAAGCTGGTACATTTATCAATATGGACAATATTCCAGGATATGGTCAAACAGGAATGTTACCTGACTATATGCTTTCTTATGAAGGTAAGAGTGCAAGATCTGCTCTTGGTCGATTGTTTAACATTACTTTGAAAGATCGAAGTGGTGCTGCTGTTACTGAACCTGAATTAGAAAGATTAAAACAAGAATTTTCAACAGGTAAATTTAAAACAGATGAAGATATTAGATCTGCTTACAATAGAGCATTGAAGATATTAAAAAATCATACTCAATCTATTTTAGCCTCTTACCCAAAAGAAGTACAAGAAAAATACTTTGAACAAGGGGCTAAAGGTTTTGGGCAAATTAACTTATATAATAAATACAATTTATAAAACATGGTAGATATGACTCCACAAATTCCAATTTTTGAAGTAAAAAATACTATTAAATCTTTAATTGATAAAGGTGCTTCAGAACAAGAAATAGATCAATTTATTACTGACACAGGGTATTCTCTTGATGAAATAAGAGACTTTTCTTTAGATAAAACAACTGGTGTTCCTTTGATGGAAAGATTAAAAATAGGTTTATCTCCAAATTTAAAATCAACTGAAAAAACAATGAAAGAGATGTATCCAGATTCAGTAGCTGATCCCAAAAGACCAGGTAATTTTATTGTGACTGATCCGAAAACAGGTGAACAAAAATTATTTAACCCACCAGGTTTTGATATGGGTGATATTGCACAAGTAGGTATAAGACCAGCTATTCAAACCATAGGAAACATTTATGGTTCTATTAAAGGTGCTGCGACTGGTGCTATCAAAGGATCTAGAGCTGGGCCTTATGGTGCTATTGCTGGTGGTGTTGCTGGAGCTGGTACTGGAGAGGCTGTAGGTGGAGAATTAGCGGACAGAGCGTTTCAATTAATGGGTGGAGAAGTAGATAGATCTTTAAAAGAATATGGAACACAAAGAGCCTATGATTTTACAATAGGTTCTGTTAGTGAAGTTTTACCACCGCTTTTTTTTAAAACTATAAAATTACCATTTGCTGGTTTTACAAAAGCTCAAAAAGAAAAAGTTAAAAACAATTTAAAAATTTTTACAGAAGCAAATACAATGGGTACTATGAGTATGATTACTCAACAACCAACAAAATCTATATCAAAGATGTTTGAAACATTGTTAAGTAATATGCCTATTTCTAATACTGTTATTGGAAGTGCGGGTGACAAAATTCAAAAAGATTTAGGTGAACAAGTTGTTAACATTAGCAATAAATTAGTAGATGGCCCGACTCAGTTTAGCATTAGTCCTGGTACTATTATCCAAAGTGGTGTTGATAATGCCATTGTAAAATTTAAAACAAAATCAAATAAACTATACGATGACGCTTTAAGTATTGTTTCTGAAAAAGGAGCAGATTCTACAAAGGTAGGAATTAATCAATTTAGAGAAGTATTAGATAAAGTTGGTGCTGGAAAACTAGTTGTAAGAAATAAAGCTGGTGAAATAGCGGATGTTAAACCAAGTAAATTACAGTCTAAGTTCTTATTTGATTTAAGAAATGAGATTGTAGGACAAATACAAGAAAAAGGATTTTTAACATTTAAAGAATTAAGGGAGTATAGAACCTTATTAGGACAAAGAATTACTAATAAAAATTTAATTGATGATGTTGCCACAAAAGATTTAAAAGAATTGTATGGTGCGTTGTCAGAGGATTTAAAAGTATTTTTGAAAGATACTGACAAAAAGGCATATTCTAAATACATTAGAGCAGATGGTTATTATAAATCTGGTAACAAAAGGATAAATGACGTTCTTTCCAATGTTAATAAAGTAGATCAAGAAAGAGTATTTGGTTATCTTTTAAATAGATCTCAAGAGGGTGCTAAATATATCTCTACTATTAAGAAATCTTTAACAGCTGATGAATTTTCTATTGTCCAAAATAGAGCTATTCAACAGTTAGGAAAAATGAAAGCTGGGCAAGCTGGTGATATTGATAGTTTAGATTACACAGATTATTTCTCTTCTGAGAATTTTTTAACAAATTGGAACAAGCTAGATTCAAAGGCAAAAGATTTTCTTTTTTCTAGTTCTAAGTATAAAAACCTAAAACAAGATTTAGACTATATAGCTAAGGCATCTGAAAAAATTAGAGAGTCTGGTAAAATTTATGCTAATCCATCAGGTACAGCTTCATCTATTGTTGGTCAATTATCTATTACAGGGGCTGCTGTAGGTGGTGATTTGTTTGGTTGGTGGAATGTTTTTCAACTAGGATTATTTTCTACTATAGGAGCAAAAGGACTAACAGATCCAAAACTAGTTTCTTGGTTGGCAAAAGGAACTAAATTAGCAGACAGTGGAAAAGCAGATGAGTTTTTAAAACATCTCAGCAAAGTAGGAACTGTTACAATAGGTCAAAACCCACAAACACAACAATATATTTTAGACATATTTAATCAAGAACAACAAGAACAACAGTAGATGTTGTATAATAATTAAAAGGAGAACAATAAAGTAAATGGCTGGAATAAACGAATACGATACTACTGCTGGTAACAACTCTAGTATCAATTCAATCAATATTGCTGAAGGATGTGCTCCTTCTGGGATCAATAATGCTATCCGACAGTTAATGGCAGATATTCGTTCCCAATGGAATGATGCGAATTGGTTTCAATATGGAGATGGTGCAGGTACAGTATCGGTTACTTATGCTAGTGCTACCTCCTTTACTGTAGATGGAGTAGATGTATCTTCTGTCTATCACGTTGGTCGAAGAATAAGAGCTGTTGGAGCAACCACAGGTACAATTTTTGGA